GAAAGGATTAGGTAAACAAAACGTATTTGAACAAGAATATGGTCTTAGTGATGTTGGTATGGATATGGCTTTTGCATTTGGGGCTGGGTTTGCTATTGGTAATTTTGCTAGAGCTAATCGAACCTTTAAAGATTGGTCAGCAAGTAAACAACAAGGAAGGATTATTGAAGAAGCTCAAAGATTAGGTGGAGGTGATACTCCTAAAGGTGGTCCAGATGGTCCAACTTTAGATCCTGAAGAAACACCTATGCAAGAACCTTCTCAAAGGACAACAGCAGAAGAAATGCAAAGAATTAACGAACAAACAAGAAGTTATGACCAACAAGCAAATAACGAATTAAATGTTCAGAATGTCATAGATTCTGTAAAACAAGATCCTACTGTTAATCTAGTTGTAGATAATGTGGTAGACACTTTGGACAAGCTTGGGGATAGGTTCTACGATTTTGTGGATTTAGTGACAAACTGCATAAATGGGAAAGGTGCTGGAGGTAAGAAATGACAACTTGCGCTAGAGATATTAGAAATCAGTTTCCAGAGTTGTCTGAAGAAGAAATAGATGATCTTATTTTAGCGTTTGGTGAACATGAAGGTTCTATGTCCAAAAATTTTGCTACATGGACAAAAGAAGACTTTGAATTCCATAGAGCTAATCGAGCTAGACAAAAAGTCCATTTCAATAATACAAACCGCAATATCCGTAATACAGTTGGGTCAAGAGATCCAGATGTAAACTCCTTTGAAAAATTTGAAAACCTTTTAGCTAAAACAGTAGGTCATCTCTGGAAAGGATTCAGGCTCCTAAAGGACCGAAAGTTGAACCATCATAAAAACGCCGATTCGACTGCAAATAATATGCTGGCAAGAAAAGGTATTAGATTTGGAAGAATGATGGTCAGGTGGGGAGAAGAAACAGGACTAACACCACAAGATTTTGACAGAATGACCAAAGATCCTATATTCGGTGATGCTTTAGTCAGAGAATTATTTGAAATGGGATCATCAGGAAATGAAATAGCAAATAAACTTGCCAAGATAATAAAAGAATTTAAGAAGCTACAAGTTGATGAGGCTAATTCATTTGGTGCAGGAATCCGATGGTTAGATGATCACTTGACAGTTCAATGGCATAATCCAGTAGAAATGTTGGGTTCATCTCCACAAGGTCGATTGCAAGCAAAAGCAGATTGGATTGATACAATAATGCCTTTGCTAGATGAAAATCGAATGCGTAGAAAAGTAACAAAGAAATACCTATCCCAAGTTTATGATGCGTTTACTAAAGGTAAAACAGAATTTGAAATGCATCATGCGGTATCAGAAAAGTCGTTGTCAGAAAGAATGGGGATTTCTAGGGAATTGCATTTTAAAAATGCTGATGCGTGGATGTTGTACAACAAAAGATATGGGCATCCTGATCCAGTAGGTTCTATTTTTAAGGGAATGGATGTTTTAGATGAAAGACTAGCATTAATGCAGGATTGGGGGCCAGATCCCGATGGATTGTTTAATTCTATATATAAAGAAATTGAAGCTGATTTGACTCCTTTTCAACGTGATCGTTTACTAGCAAGCTGGAAGCAGATTAATGGAGAAGCAACAATAGTCGGTAATCCCACATTAGCTAGGGCAGTTACAGCACTAACTTCATTCCACATAATCACCAAATTACCTAAAGCTGTTATCTCAGCATTTGCAGATGTTGGAATAGGTAATGCGGTACTGGATTCACATGGAATGGGATTTTTCGGCGCGTACAAAAATACTTTTAATATGTTGAAACATCGGTTTGATATATCCGATGCAACTCGACAAGCAGAATTAAAACATATTGTTCATCAGCTTGGCATTGGATTTGATTCGTTGATTTCATCAGCAGTAAACAGATGGGTGGATTTAGGTTCGGTTCCTGGCATGGCATCTACAATGGCAGACAACTTTTTTAAAATAAACGGATTGAATGCTTGGACTGATCTTTGGAGAGAAGCTTTTTCAATGGTTGCATCCAACAATTTTGCAACAAAGCTCAAAAGAGGCTGGGATGATTTGGACCCTGATTTTAAAAAAAGAATGGAAGAATATGGGTTTACATCAGAAGATTGGGCCGAATTGAGAAACAATAAGGCAACTTTTAATATGAAGGATCGTTTTGGTGCAGATCCAGATTACAAAAATACTGAATTGTCTACAGATGAGTATATTACTGGTGATGACGTATTCCAGAAAACAGGAAATAAAGAACTTTCTGAAAAAGTATCTAGGTTTTTTGTAGCAGAATCACGGCATCTTGTCCCAGAAGCAGGGGCATCTCACAGAGCATTTATGCAAAGACAATCCAATCGAGGAACCATAGTTGGCTCCACATTGCAGATGCTATATACATTTCGATCTTTAAGCGTAAAGATGGCTATGGATATATATGCAAGGGGAGGATCTATGGGAGTAAAAAAAATTGCTTTGCATGGGTTGATTCCCATGATAGGTTTAGGATATGCCAGTTTATCGGTTAAAAAGCTAATTCAAGGCAAGGAACCGCTAGACCCAACAGATTTAGAGACATTTTTTGCATCGTGGACACAATCTGGAGTAGGTGGGATAATGGCAGATATAATGATGGAAAACATGCAAGCAATGGATACATCTTGGGATGAAACATTATTGGGAGTCCATTACGAACTCTTTAAGGACTTGACACAAATTAGTGCAGGACTTATACAAGATGATATAAGAGCTAAAGACGTTTTACAAAAAATGAGAGGAAACACACCTTATGTTGGGTTGCCAGTTGTAGAACATTTATATAACTATGCTTTTTACTACCCAATGTTAGAAACCTATAACCCAGGACATTTAGAAAGAATGGAAAGTTTCGCATCTGGATTGGGTGGAACTCCGTACATGGATTGGGCTAAACCTAGTAACTTCGTACCATTTGGTGGTGGATCATGACAGTTGATACTACTGGAAACAGAGCAGAGTATAGCGTTCTTTCTACTACTGCATCATTTTCATTTGAATCAGGAGGGGTCAAATTTAAATGTTTTGACCAAGATGATTTAAAGATATATGTCAATGGTGTTCTAAAAACACGAACTGATCCAGCCCAATATACAGTATCTATCAATACTTCAAATGAGGCTACTGTAACATTCTTATCCTCTCCAACAGACTACAGACCAGTAGCAGGAAACACAGTAATTATTGTTAGAGAGGTATCTTTAGCCCAGACAACGAATTATCAAAACAATAATATCTTTGATGCGGAGACTTTAGAGAAAAGCATTGACCTTGAGACAATGAAATCTCAGCAAGTCTCAACAAAATCAGACCGATCTATTAAATTCGCAGATGATGTCACGGGTGTTACGAGTACAGTAACAGAAATCAGCACAGGTGGGACAGCACGTTCTAATAAAATTTTAGGATTTGATTCTAGTGGTAATATTTCTGCAACTGTTGAACTTGGTACAAATAGAGGGAATTGGGCTACATCTACTGCATATGTATTAAGAGATATTGTAAAGCAGAATGTATCTAGTCAAACATCCACATACAGCAATATATATATCTGTACAACTGCTCATACATCAACAGGAGCATACCTAACAGAGAATGATTCTTCTAAGTGGCAATTAGTATTTGATATTGCAACAAGTACGACTAATGCTACTACTGCAACAACAGGAGCCACTAATGCAAATACCTACAGAAATGATGCGTTAGACTCTAAAGATACAGCAGTTGATTATGCAACAAGAACTGGAGCCGTTGTAAGGGTATTTGATGGTGCAACAAACAACACTTCAGATACTTCACCAGCAGATCAATCAAGCACTTATTCTGCAAAAGAACATGCTATTGGTGATCTTACAGCAAGTGGTGGATCTGCAAAAGCTTGGGCAATAGATGGTTCTAGTCCTGATGGGACCAGTGAAAAATCAGCAAAGACTTTAGCTACAGAAGCATCTGGTTCAGCATCTACAGCAACGACACAAGCTGGATTAGCTTCAGATCATCGTTCTGATGCAAGTAAATATGCAGTTACAAATCATGATACAACTTTTTCTTTATCTTCAACAAATGGTGGGACATCAGGTCTTTATTCTGCTAAACATTATGCTACTGAATCTGCTAATTCAGCATCAGCTTCTCAAGCAAACTCAATCGTATTCGCAATCGCTCTGGGGTGATCTATGGCAAAATTTGTAAATTTAAAACGTAATCTTAAAAACGATGCTCTTGCAACTCACAGCACGGCAAATACCTTAGTCGGCACTTTGACCGCATTAGAGTCCAATAAAGGTCATGTTATTATCGGATGCAATATAGCAAACATACATAATGCTACAGTAACAGTAGATTTTGCTTTTATTAAAAACTCTGACAATACGAAAACTTATATTGCCAAAGATGTTTCTATTCCTGTTGGGGGTAACATTGATTTGGTAGATGGTAAGATTGTAATTGATGCTGACACAACAACGCTTCATGCAAGGTGTAGTGTGGATACTAAAGCAGATATTGTACTTTCAGTATTGGAGAACGCATGAAAAGACAAGGTGCTGGTTCTATCAACCAAGGTGATTTTACTACAGTTAATCATGATTCATCTGGTGTCACAGGCCATGTGTCATCAACTGTATCAGGATTGTTAAGAAACCCTGCAACGATTAACTCTGCTGTAACAATAAGTGCAGATGAAAATGCAGTAATGGCTGGGCCAGTAACAATAGGTACAAATGGCACTCTTACTGTTAATGGAACGCTGGTGATCGTATGAGCAATATCGTCATACCCGATGGTGGGACAATAGGATCAGCTAGTGATACTGATGCGATAAGTATTCCTGCTAATGGTAAACCTACGTTTAGTGCAGGAATAGCAAACACAGGAACTATTGATGCAGGGACTATTGGTTCTTCAGTAACAGGAAACTGGGGTTGGAAATTATTAGAAAATACAACAGTTTCATCAGCAACAGTAACTCATACAGTTGGTAGTGCTACAATTTTCAGTAATTCTTATGATATCTACAAATTAGTTGTTTCAAGGTATTACGAGGATGCTGACAACGTATCTGCACTCAAATTTCTTATAGATGGGAGTCTTGTAAACGCTGGTTATCAATATAACGCATGGGGCTACGATTCTTATAATACGATTCGTGAAGAAGTTAGTAATAACAATGGCATAGGTGTTTGGTCTTCTGTCGCAAATTATAATAGTGCTAATCCTTCAAGCGGATACTACTACTATGCAGAATTTACAATCGCAAACCCAAGTGAATCGCTAAAACACACTATAGCTAATTTTTCATTTTGTAGGTCAGGAAGTGGTTATTCAAATAATGGTTCTGCAAATATTCATTGTCCAACTAAAGGGGCACTTACAGGAATAAGATTTGAGAGTGCGGCAGGTGCTAGTTACACAATAAATCAAGGAAACTTTAAAATTTTTGGAGTTATAAATGCTTGAGGGAATGCACAGAAGAATAGGTGATGGTGATCTTGTTAAATATACACCTGAAGACAACTTTATTATTGTGGAAGCAAGAGCGAATAGAAATAACTTACTAGCTCAATCTGATAAAATGGTTTTGCCTGACCGATTATCAGAAAGTAAAATTACGGAATGGAAAACATACAGAAAAGCATTAAGGGATATGGATTTTTCAGATCCTGACAATATAACTTGGCCTACTAAACCAGAGGCATCATGAGTTCTGAAATAAAAGTATCATCTGTAAAAGCAAAAGACGGAACTGCTGGAATCTCAATTGCTGATTCTACTGGTAGGGTAACTTTTACTGAAACTAATCCTACACTAACACTAGGCTCTAACACGACTTTCCCAACTGGAAGTTTAGTAAAACGCACAATTATAAAATTCACTGGTGGGACTGTTGAGTCAACACACACAACACATGCTTCTGCTTTTGATTATCAATCAGTAGCTTGCACAGTCGGGAACACAATTGTTTTTGATGCAAGTATAAATGGTGAATCAGCTGAAGTTTCGATCGGTTCTGCATCAAGAAGTGCAAATTTCAAATTATTTCAAAGCACTTCATCTGTATCTGCTGGAGCAACAAGTAGTCTTGGGACTCAATTACAGCATGTAATTGCAGGAAGAACATTAACAGGGTCTTCAACTGCTGGAGCAGATTCATTTTTTTATGCAACGATGAGAACATCATTTATTGCAACTAATGCGACTCACTATTTTGGCATATCAATCTCTTCTCCAGACACAACAGCAGTTAAAACAGCTTGTTTTGCCACATCAGATCGACCTCTTTTCTTTTCAATCGAAGAATACAAAGGAGATGTATTGATATGATTACATACTTTGATGCAGTTCAGGATTTGGTAGGAGGTGGAATTTCTGGCAAAAGAGATGGGCCTGTTTCAGAAATAAAATTTCATGATGGACAAAAACCTCCAACTGAAAAAGCAATTCAGGCAAAATTAGCTGAACTTCAAGCAGACTACGATTCTAAAAAATACCAACGTGACCGCAAGTACCCAGAACTTGGTGAACAATTAGATTTACTTTTTCATGACATGACTGCTGGCAAAGGTGATAAAACAGGAGAGTGGTACAAAGCGGTAAACAAAGTAAAAACAGATCATCCTAAACCAGAATAAATCATGCCTAGCGATCTTCAAGTAACGAATATAAAAGACCAAGCAAATGCTAATAGTGCAATTACAATAGCATCAGATGGTCAAATAACAGTTAATCAAAATAATCCTACAGTTACGTTAGGGAGTAATGCGACTTTTCCTACAAAAGTAACTGACAGGACATCGTGGTATCAATTATTTCAACATAATAAGTACCCAAGTGGGTATAACGCATATCAGGCAACTTTGAATGCAGATGACGATGGAAGTGGGCAAACAAGTGGTGCTGTACCAACTGGTTATTCCGCTGTTGCTTCTGCGTATGTCTGGGTTTTAACAGCACAATCTGGAACACATACATACCAAGCCACTATGCAATGGGCCATAAGTTCAAATGCTAATAGCATTACTCAACATTCATTATCAGCAACGCAAGTATATAGTTTTAGCGCTAACCAAGATCAACTTTGGCGAAGAAGCATAACTGGGATTGGCTCAAGTGGAAGTCGTTTTGAGGACTTGATAGCAGAAGGAGATGTTTTTGGATTCTCAATTGATGCTACTAGCTCATTAGACGTAAGATTATTGGGTATAGAAATAACGTGGAGAATGTGATGAAAATAACCTTATTCAATGCGTTAAATGAGTTAGGCATTAGTGCTTATTGTAAAGATAATGATTATGATTCTATTGTTTGGACTGACCCTAAAAAAACTGTATCGAAAGCAGACCTAAAAGCTAAAGTTGCTGAGATGCAAAGTGCAGAAGATGCAATTCAGTATCAACGTGATCGGGCCGTTGCCTATGACCCAATTCCTGAACAGTTAGACCAGATATATCACGATATAGATGGTTGGAAAGCTCGCATTAAAAGCGTGAAAGATAAATTTCCGAAGCCATGAGCGGACACCATCCTCCTGTTGAAACAATTATGGAAATAGATCAAGTAATGCTTTTGGTGGAAAGAATAGGACTGCCAGCAGTAATTATTGGATTTTGTTTCTACTACATAATGAAAACCCAGCAGGCTCACAGGGATGAAATAGTAAGATGGGAAAATAAAGATTCAGAAGGTGATTCTAGGCTTATAGATGTAATTAAAGAACAAAATGCTAGAAATGAACACTTTGCTGAAGCTATTAGCAATTTAACTATCTCAAATAAAGATGTGACTAAGAGTAATGAAAGATTAGCAGATGAGATTAAAGGAATGGCATCAGCTTTAATAAGGAAGTAAATGGCTAAAGAAACAACTGTAACAACAGTTACTAAACCTGATCCTCCTAAACCTGTCAAACTCAGCATGACAGTTAATGAGAAGATTCAGGTGAGTAGATTTATAGCAAGATTTGCCATAGCGTTATCGGCACTTGGCATCTTTGCCTATATTGTTCATGTCATGTTACTTACATCAGATGAGCTACCAACATCTAGTAAAGACCTTTTAAATATTTTAATTGGAGCTTTTATTCCTATTATTGCAGGAATAGCGAAGTTCTACTTTGAATCTGGAGGTGATTTGCATCAAGAAGAGGAAAAGAACCCAATCCCACCACATCCAGATAAAGAAAATGATGCAAGCAATAATTAATTGGGCGTATGAATTATTTAACCTCAAACCTAAAGAAAAGGAAGATATGCTTAATCTGGTTTTGCCATTCGTGGCTAACATGCTGAAAGATATTGTAGCGGATAAAGCTCAATCTTTAGCAGTCGAACATTTAGAGCCTCACCTTGAGAAACTTCCTAAAGAAGTACGAGAAGCACTTGACGGTGCTGTTGATGGTGACAACTCTCATGGTCACAAATCCGTCATGGATCTTATCAAGGGATGATTGGTTAGCAATGAGAATAAGCCAGAATTTCACATTACAAGAACTGGTTTATTCTCCTACTGCTCTACATGCTGGTATCGATCAAGAAGAATATTTAGATAATAATGCGGTAGCACGGATAACAGCACTTACCATAAAAATTCTCCAGCCTGTTCGGGATCAATTTGGTCCTACAAAAATCAATAGCTGTTTCAGATCAAAACCCTTGAACGAATTAGTCCATGGTTCGCCTAATTCAGCGCATTGTTGTAACGGCACAAAGAGTGCCGC